ACCGGGGTGGGCATTGAACATGTACGCCCGAATCTACGAGGCCGGCACAGAAGGTAAATACACGGAGTTGCTTGTGCCGCCCGTTGTTTACAACAGCGATGACCTTACCGACTACAAAGACGACACTAACACCAACGTCACCCCGCTCATCGACCCCCGCACATCAAAGCGAGGCATGGCGCGATTGAACGCCGACATCTGCATAGCGATTCGACGGTGGTTCTTCTTCGACGCTCAGCAATTGTCCCGTGACTCAATCAACCAATTGATATTGAGGGCCGACAAGCCGCGAGTCCACTGCGAATCCCTCGAGTGGTTCGATCGATTGATCCTGAAGATGCAGGAGGTACGATCGACCGCGTGCCGTGCAGGTGGACAACGATCGTTGACTATTCCCGCGATTAACGAGGGCGACCCCGAAATGACCATCAGCGTTGACTTCACAACTCAGGCTCAATTGAATAAGGGCAAAGTGCCCGGGCTGTTGCAGGGGGCAATGCTCGACGGCACTGCCGCGAATAAGGGCAAGGGCAAGCGATCACAAACCGCGGTGGTCAAGACGATGACGGTCACCGCCGACCCGGAAAATATCGAGGCGCTGCAGTCACGACTATCCGAGTGTAACATATCCGCGAAAGCCGGTGACGCATCAGCGAAATCCGAGGCCCGTAAAATACGCGCCACACTACGAAAGCTAGGGGTCAAGGGTGGGGGACGTAAAGTGCCCGCATGACTAACTAAGGTCTTTGCTTCGTCCCTCGGGTAGTCGTTTGCCCGGGGGACTTTTTTGTGGTCACGCGAGAATCGATTCTAAGCGATTCCCTCCCCCTGACGACTGGATTCCCGTTCCCCCTACGAGAATCGTCACACGCACGCTACACGCACGCCCAAATACGACGCTACGGGCGAATCATTGACATCTTCCAGATGCACTGATCGTCTTCGAACCGAATCGACCCCGTCCCGCTGATTCGATCGACCAACACATACACATCGTCCTCAGCCGCAAGGGTAAGTATGGCCTCACAGTAAAACGTTTGGGTCACGTTGAGCGGGTTGTTGATTAGCTCGACGTACGGAGTAACGATCGTGGTACTGTTGTCACCGATGCCGATCCGGAACGTCGATAGACTAGTCGTGGGTGTCACGCATCCGGAAAAGATCACGCTGTACAAACCCGACTGCTTCACTTCGCACCGACCGTTGTCCGATGCTGTCGGGTTATGCTCGAATAGGTCGTCTGTGCCCACCTCCTGCAATTGCGTCCACCCTTTGATCGTTTGTGATGTTGCCGACCCGATGGTGTCGTCGGCATTAAGTCGAGCAAAGAACAGGGATTGCCCGACACAGTAGTGCCACTTCGTTGTTGTACCCTTCATCACCGACGTACTGGTCGCACGGTCAAACGTACGGCAACCCGTCTGGACGTCAAGGAACCGCCACCCACCGTTTAGATACATGGCGATCTTACCATCATGGGTCTCGAACACATCACCCGCTGTAGGGGTCCCGACGATATACGCTGATCCCTCCGGCGGGCTAGCGGGCTCATCGTCAAGGAACGAGACGACGCCCTGTCCGAGCACGGCATCGATGATTGCTGCCGCTTCGTTGTACAGCGCACCGCCTGCCGCTCCGCCCAATACAAAAGGCAATTGAAGGTTGCTGGTTTGGTCAGCCATTTAGAAACTCCTTGTTTCGATATGCAGTTTAGCAGGTCGGCCTACTCCTGTCAGCGTGGACAGCTTGCGAATGTGAATATGGTAACCGCTGTACTCAGACCACCCCGCGGTGTTATCTGACTCAACCGTGTCCCTCAATGCTTGCGTGAACAGGAATTCGGGTGTAACGGCGTCTTCCGTGTACAGCAACGTTGACTGGATGCCCGCCGAGTTACGAATCTCAACACGCCAATACTCCTCGGTTGTATCGGCGACGGTCGCGGCGAGCATGGAGTCGTTGGTGATTCGTGTTCGGTCGTACCAGTTGTGTCGAATGTCGTAGTTGCCCGATGATGTGAACTCAATTTGGGAGCGAATGCCGAATGGCGCGTAGGGCATAACGTTCCGCTGCTGTTGCGTGACCGCCGACTCGTTGTACGCGGAGAGAACCCCTTTGGTCGCAGGCGATTTGAGGTAAGTGAGCCCGCTATGCACCGTGTTGTCATAGTCCCAAAACTTAACCGACCTGTTGGTTTGCAGCAACACCACACGCTGGCCGGACACATGACCACCCGTCAACGATTCGGTCCCGCGTAGACCGTGGATGATTGTGTCGAGTATGTAGAGTGTTCGACCGCTCGCGTCTACGCCGTTGCTGGTTGCGTTTACAAACCCGATGAGCTCCCAATCCACATCACCGTTTCTACCGATGCCTTCGACTGCAAGGATGTTGGCATTGCCACGCATGACCTCGGTCAGTGTCGAGTTGGGTAGTGTGCCGTTGTCCATCGCCACCTCAATCCGACTAACGTAGTCAACGAAGTGAGCGGTAGCGCCTGCATCTGCGGGGATAACGATCTCGCCGGTAACGCACGGGGTGACGATCTCTTCGGCTAGTTCGTAGTTCGAGTTGTCGGTGGACACATACAGTGCACCACCCGTGAAGTCGGCGGTAACATCCAATGGGCGAATGCCAAAAAACATACCCGCGTCAACTGCATACTGAGGGTCGGGCGCGTTCATGTCCATGTAGTATCCGCGTGTAGCTGGCGGGTTGTAACCCCCCGACGGGTTGTATGCTCCGCCGATCACCTCGCCCGTTTGATCGTACACGTCGGGGTCAAACAGAAACCCCTTGGCGATGGGTAGGAAGTTCGCACCCCGGTCAACCTGTGATAGGAAGATGTCGTAGATGATGCCGTTGATTGGAACCTGGATACGATCGCCCGCTTCAGCCTCAATCAGCGAGGGAGGCAACTCGAATGAGTCAACCGTGTCCGATTCCGCGTTGATCGACCAGACAACCCGTTTGGCGATCGCCGACGCCTCAGGGCCGGACAGCGTGATTGGTACATCGAGCTGTATACTACCCGTGTTGATATTAGATAGTGGGTTGCGGTATGGTTCAACGCCGGGCTGCAAATCCTCATCCCACGAGACGTACCTAACTTCGGCGATGCCCGCGATGTCCCACTCTGGGGGGCGTTTGATACTCAGGCCGGGTGAGCGATCCGTTCCTACCTCGGCGACAGAGAACACATCCTCATCACCGCGAGGAAATACGACGAGTTGGTTACCGGTCTGCTGTGCGTTCAGTCCGTACACGGTGAGCAGCAACTCAATCGCGGAGGATGATCGCTGGGGGCCCGACACGTTCATTCCCTTAAAGCAGTACGGGAGACGTGTCACGTCGACCTGGGTGTCTACGTCGAATCCCGCACGGTCAACGATCAACTCTATCGCCTCACCCACTGAAACGTCGGGATGCTGCTCGTTGATTGTTTGCAAATTGGGTATGCGGTAACTGTGGTTGTTGATGTTCAATTTTTCAATCACCGCGTAGATGCGATTCTTGTAGGCCGGAACCTTATCCGCACCGATCTCACCCTCCATCACTGGGTCGGGCAAGGTTTGTGAACCGTCGTAGATAGTGATTGAATCGTACTCCGCCACTTCGCCATCGTCCCACAACAGCTTTGTGTCGCCAAAGATTTTACGGATGCGGGTGATGCTCGTGTAGCGGTCCTGGACAGTGTCACCCGATACAACGCCCAACGACACAGCGAAGGATACGAAGTGGGTGTAGGTGGTTGTGCCCTGAGGTGCGCCCGATGGGCCGGTGTCGTTGTTGTTCTTGACCTTTGTTAGTTCACCTTTCCACATTACATGGCCTTTTGTCCTTGTCTTCGGGCCGATGAACCACTCAACCGACTCCCCTAAGTTGCCACCCGAAAATGGAAGGCCGTCAAGGTTTGGTCCGGTGATGATTCGATCTGGTCTAAACAGGTATGAATCGATGATACCGCCCACTAACGCACCAGCGAAACCGCCAGCTGGTCCGCCGTATGCTGAACCGATTGCACCAAGGACTAAAGTTGCCATACTACTGCTCCATCCCTACGGGCCTAAACGCTGTCACCATTCGTTTACGCCACGCCTTCGTAAGGTATATTTTTACGACACACGAACTGCCTTCGTATGCGTGAATGACACCTAGCTCACCACCTCGGTCAACAACGATGCCGACGTGTTGTGGATCTTTCGTGTTTTTGTCAAACCACATACACACCAGGTCACCCGGACGAATATCGGCTAGTTCGATCTCAAGGTACTGGCATCGGAACGTCTCTACAACTTTTTGACCCGGGGGCGATCGGTCGTAACCCTTTAGATCCTGGATGTCAATGCCCTCCGCGTTTGCTGCAAGGACAACGAGGCCGCCACAATCAACTCCACCCATGTTTCGGCCCGCATGTTTGAACGGGACGCGGGCATCAGCGATACTCTCTGCTGCTTCGATAAATCGATCAACCTTACCCATCAGTCCTCCTCGCCTACGGGTGTCTCGAACAACTTGTCGTTGGTTGGTGCGTATGGATCACCCCCGAAGTTGTTACCATTGCCAAACTTATGCACACAGTCACCATCGAGGTTCTCGGTTCCGTCAACATCATACCCGAATGCCTTATTGCATCCGGCATATGCCACTCCAACATTGCCAATGACTATCGTGTTCGGTGGTCCCGCATGGAAGACAAACGTTTTGGTAGTGGCGTTGTATGACTTGATTACCTGCGAGGTGAACGCATTGTCTCCCGTCGCCCACAACACCGTACCCTCCTCGTAGAAATTGTCAAGGTCATTGGTGAGCGGTGTTGCCTCGAATGACCCGTCCGCGTTTACTGCGGTGACAGTGATGATGCCTTGAAAATTCGACAACGTGACTCCACAATTGGCATCGCCGACCGCGTACGGACATTTCCTCGAGTACTGTCCACCCACACGTTTGCCCAACTGGTCGATTAAGCCGAGGCATTCAGCGCTCCACTCGTTCGTCTGTGGGTTGTATGTTACTTCACCGATCTTCATTGACCTTGATTTGAACTCACCCGCCCAAGGGAACGCATGGTCAACGATGTATTCCGTGACGTCCGCGTCTTCGTACAGGCCGGCGCGTAGGTCTGCATCGACAATGAGGTCCGACCGGATGATCGACGCGATTTCAAAGTTCTGGTGCCCGCGATCCGATGACGACTGCTCCGCCGAACCCTCCGCGACGGGAACATAGGTCAACCCGTCGGACAGGGTGAGTGGTTGGTCATGTTCGGTGACTGTGATTGTGGTGATACTCGCCTTGGATATTTTCCAGCATCGGGCAAATCGCATAACGCGGCCGATGGTTAGTGGAGTCATGTGCCTACTTACGTTTGCGGGCATAGTACGTTTCCTTGCCTCGGTTGTCCCACGTTGGCGTATGCTGCTTCTTCTCGTGCTTTGTCATGGTCCTCAGTTTCAACCCGTCAATCGTGAGCGGGCAATGTTGGGTCGGGTTGTGGAGTTTCGATTTGAAGAACTCGCCCCAACAACCACAACCTTTACAAGTCGGAGTGCCGTCTTTTTCAAGGTACGCATCGTGCGGGCATGCCTTACACGTTTCGAGGTTGGCCTCGGCAATTTCGGGTAAGACACGGTGGCCGATCAAGTTTGTTTTAACCCGACTACCGATCGCCTGCCCTGCTGCCTTTGCTTGTTCACCGACGTTTCCTTGTGCCCGTAACGCTAGTGCTTTGTATTGAGATTTGGAGAGGCGGCTGATAGGAACGCCTCGCTCCTTTGCTAACCTTACGATTTCGAGTTGTACCTGATTACTGTCGCTCATTCGACTCTCCTATGAACAGAATATACCGACGTATGAGTAGAAGGAAAGCCCCCGACAAATCAGCGGTGTGTCATTGATACAGTCCACGTCGGGGTCGTCACCAGTGTTTGATTTCCATAGTTCAGGGTTCAATGCGTTTGGAATTGACCACGATACGGCATTGAACGGCCCGGGGCATGTATCACACCCAAATTCTCCATCCGTACACTCCCGTTCTTCGCAGTAGTGACGCGATGGGTCGGGTCCACCCGAATATGTCGGATTCGTGTATTCATCCTGTGAGTTTTCGAAGTCCGTTCGTGAGCACGCACCCGAATGATGTTTGCCGTCCGTGAAACCATTCGAGAAAGTAATGGAGGTGCCCGTCGCACGCACCATCCCTTCGCTCCACGAGTCACAGTTACAGCATGATGGTTCACAACACGCACCACAACAAGTACCGTCGTCGTCAGTGCATTTTCCGCGACCCTCTAACCATCGGGCTTCGGACGACACGGACATAGACGTGGCGCCGAGGATCGCATCACACGACTCCTCTAAATCTCCAACGATGTCGGTGATTGTGAGGCCCGTAAACCCGGCGTTCCATCCGGACGTGTCTTCCGAGTACAAGGCGGGCTCTACTGCCGTCGCGGAGTCGATCATCGACGAGTAGTGGTGGCCGGCGTATGAGTACGTTGGGCCCGATGTTGGTGTGTAGGAAATTGTGGCCTTGGTGCCGTGCATCTTAAACGAGAATACCCCGTCAGTCGATACGCCGTCGAGTTGCTCCGAATCTAGTACCGTCTTCACGCCTGTATCGTATCGACAGAACTCGCATAGCACGGAGTCAACGTCAACGGGTGAAACATGCAACCCGAACCCGTTGCCGACGTTGCTCGATGATTCGTACATCCAACCAACGCCATGCCCATTCGATAGTGTTCGCTCAAACGTGCCGCCTAACCGCACACCGTACCAGTTGCCTGACCATTCGCTGTTGTCATTAAACACGAGCAACGAACGAACGGCGGTCGACCCCGATCCCGATGTGTTGGTGATTTCCGACGCGCCATACGTCCAGCTACCGATGTCCTTTGTAAACTCCGACGTTGCACCCGAATCATATGCGTATGAGCGGGTGGGGTTCGTTTCGGTGTCCCAGTCCCAACGTGACCAGGTCATAGCGCGGTTATCCTGATTGGCGTTGGCCTCCATTGAGTAGTCTTCGAAGCTCATTGGGAGATGAGTGGTGTATGAGTTCGTGGCTTCACAGTACTGGTCTTCAATGTCACAGTTGGTGCGACTTGAGTTCACCTCACCCACTTCGGTTGTGGTCTTCGTGCACTGCTCAACAAAGGTTGTTGAACTGCTTGATCCCGGCCCAGTGCAGCAGTGGTCAACGGTATCCGCCGACCGATTCGTTTTGACTGTCGTACCTGACTTGTTCTTGAACGCCATATGTGAACCACCCACACCCTCGAATGGTTCGTCGGGATGACCATCACACGGTGAGCACTCAAACCCTGGCCATGTGTCGTCGGCGGAGTTGCTCTCATCGGTTGTGCAGATATACAGTTCGCCGCAATTCCCGTCGGCCACGGTCAATTTGCCACAGTCCTCACTCCACCCCGGCTTCTTGGGCTTCAGGAATGTTTGCCCCGTGCCATTCCCGTTCTCCCAACAGAGTAACTCGTTGACCGATGATTCGGGAAAACTACCGCCCATGCACCCGATGGGTTGGCCTAAGTAGTTTGTCGGTGACGGGTAGCCAAAGATGATGTTGTAAAGCATTCCGTTGTCGTCGCCCGGGGTGTCGTGCTTGATTGGCAAATCATCGGGGCATGAACCGAGGTCGGACCACGGGGACCCGTTGGCAACGAAGTAGGTTTGCTCGAGGTTGTATCCGTTCGTGTTGGCGATTGTTTGCTCCTCGTCTTCGACTGGGACCCAATTCTTACCGATGGGCGAGTGGAATGATGTGGCGACAACCGCACAAGTCACAAGTTGAGGGTGGCAACCCTTGTCTTCGTCGTCTTCGCTTGTCCACCCATTCGCAAGGCCGGAGACAAACGGGTTTGCTCTGTTGAATGTGTACGCCGAACCAAACCCCGCCGGTGTGAACGTCGTACTGTCGTCAACAAAGGCGGGATTGATTTCGTCGGTGAAGACATACAGCATGAAGACCGCACCCTTTGCACCGTAGTCTTCACTCGAACCGCCGCCACTCGCATCTACCTGAGCTTCGGCGTCGAGCGTATGCTCCATTACCACCCTCAACTCAAGCGTGTATCGATCGGGCTCATTATCGGGCCCGTAGGTTGTAGAAGCGGTCCAGATGTAGCGGTGAACATCCATGTCACCCGATGATGGACCATGGCCCCACAACTTCGATCCCGCCGTGGGGCCGCCCCGATGAGCATGGTAGGGCATCGACGATTCAACCAACCCCATCGCGGAGAATGACTTCGTCGGGTCGTATGTCAACACCCAAACTTTGTCACCCCCTGATAGTGAATTAGCCGGATCGTTTGTCTGCACCCCGTAGAACGCATCATAAAACTCATCGGATAGTGAATATGTACCGTTGAGTGGGTGGTTGGTATCAACCTCAAAACAGTCCTTGGTCGGACGGAACGCCATCTTTTGCGGCATAACGATGTCGGCGGCGCGAACCGCTTCCCTCGCCTGGTTCCACATATGTGACGGGTCTTCGAACATGGGAGCGACAACCTCATCTACGCCGTCACCGTCTAGCGGGATATTATCGTGGACGGCCTTCAGTAGGTCACACACTGATCCGTCAAAGCAGTTTGGTTCGTATGTGTTGTGCAGCGCCTCATCGTTTGCTGCATCGACACCACCAGCCGCTTCACTCAATGTGCGGGTGGTGTTGCCAGTTCTTGTTTCAAAGTACCACTCATCATCGGCGGCGCTGATCAACCAGAGTGTTTTAACTCTGCCCGCCTGGCTAGAGAACAAGGTTGTACCGTCCGACTTTTTGACATTCGGTTGCCCGAATCCGCCTGACTTAAAGAACATGGCGAATGGTCGGCCTTCGTATGCCGCCCAATATTGTGGATTTGCTGCAACATCGGGGAGGTGGTACGTATCGCCGGAAATGATCGCCTGACGGGTGCAGTAACTAAACGCAGTCATCGGGTGGACGTATGTTTGACCCACCGTGGACTGGAACTTCGTGCCTCCGTAAAATGCTTCTTGTGTTATGGTCATACAGCAATCCATTGGTTTACGCTGGTGTTAGTTTTGATAACAGCCAGCAAGGCAGATTCGGATGCGGCGAGCGCGACGATTGTGGTTCCATCATCCTTGATGGTGATGGTGTTTGAGCCCGAGTTAGCGATCATAAATACGGGACGACCATGCGGAACAATTTCGGGATCTGGGACTGTGACGTCCGCGGCTACCGATGCGTCGATACGATGCAGGAATGTACCGGCTTCAAGGGTGATGTTCCCATCGATCGCCCGGTCCTGTGCACCCCCGTAGTGGAACGTAGATGAGTACGTCCCGGTCTCATCGAGCAGTTCGACGATCGGGATATCTGGTATGTCACCGGCATCGAAGCCCTCGATACTCGCCGACAACAGACGATCAGCGCCCTCCTCGAATCGGCAGGGAACATCGAACTCAAAACTTGCATCGATGATATGGGTGTCAGTGGGCGCACTACCAAACGTGATGTCACCCGTCGAAGTATTAACGGTGTAGTCCACACCCTCTGTTTTTAGTACGGAATTGACCCAAATCGAAACAGTACCCGATACGGGTTTAGTGATATACCGGATTAGCGACTCGCCAGAATCGGTGTACGTCTTCAACAGGGGGAACACCGTCGTAGTGCCATCACCTGTTGCGATCGTTTGATCTTGCGTACCCTTTGTATGACCCTCGTTTCCCGCGTCAGTCACATAGGTTGGGTTAGTGGGATCACTATGAAAATCCAACCAGTCTTTGAACTTAAACCCATACGTCGCACCACGACGAGCGCGGAAAAAGCGTTGAAGGTCGGCAAGATCCTTAACCGACTTTACCCCATACTTCACATTGTACTGACACTTCGCTGCCGACTGTAATTGTACTCGCTCCTCGCTACCCGATGGGAACGTGGTGATGTACGTCTTGAACCCGGGGCCACCCTCCGACCCGTAACTTATGCCGTCTGGAAAAGTTGCATTTTCGTGGAAACCGCTCATTATCTAAACCTTTTAATTTGGCGTGAAGCGTCACGCATGATTTGGCCCTGCGAAGCACGGAACGAGTCGGCATTGTCCGTTACCACTGTCATGTTCACACTCACGTTGGAGGTCGGTGATTGCATGGTGACAGGAATTGTCCGGCCGTCGGGTAGTGGAACGATCGCCTCCGCTCCCGCCTCACCCCGTAGACCAATGTCGTCACCTGCCATCGGGAAGAATTCAGGCCCATTCGTGATGCCCCCGTTGGCGAATGGTCGGATCCTACCGTTCGAGATCACGTTACCGTTTGCGTTGGCAAAGATTGAGGCAAGTAGACTTGTTCCCCCGCCCTCACCAGAGTTCGCCGTCAACGCACCAGAAATCGCCCCCGATATCTGCTGGGTGACGAGTTGGTCAAACACCAGACGGGACACGTTTTGAACCATGCTCTTAAACGCATCCTCGATTGACTCGGACTCGAATACGATGTCGTCACTCATCTTGCCGAATGCGTCACCAATTTGATCGGCGAAGGCTTCGAACTCCTGTGCCTCGCGTAGTGACTTGAGTTTGCTTTCGACGAGATCCATCGCAGCAAGTACGCGGGACAACTTTTCGGGATCACCCGCGAGCTTTTCGGCAATGGTTTCGGGTGAGCCCTCGAGACGTGTCAGTACGTTGTCAAGCTCCTTGTTGCTCAATTCAAGGAGTTGCCCTTGGACGCGGAGGAGTTCGTTAGATCGCTCCCTTGCATCGCCTGGAATGCCCTGTCGGATGAGCGATTGTTCGATGTCCAGCGCGTCGATATATCGGGTCAACGATTCGACACCCGTCTGCCTTGACTGGTTTACCGCGTTGAGTGATTCCTGCAGGGCAGTCTGCTCATCGATGAGTTCGCTCAATGCGGCCGTTTCCTGGTCAGTCAGTTGGATACCTTGACCCCTCAGGTCCTGGCTAATACGAAGCACTTCGGCCTCAGTCTTCTTCTCCTCCGTTAGTAGTTTGAGCACAGCAACCTCATCCTTGACCGATTGGATAACGTCGTCCTTCGCGGCTTCGGCGTTCAGGTCGAATAGGGACTTTGTAAGGGTCAGAACAGAGCCAACGAACTTGAGTCGTTCGAACGTCGCCAACCCCTCGCTCGCTGCGAGGGCGTCGATCTTGGCTTGGTACAGTTCGAGCTCCAAACCCAGTTTACCAACTGCCCCGATCTCATCTGTTAACTTCTCCGTCAATCGCGTGGTCGACTCTTTGACCTTGTCGAGTGAACTAGCTGTGTTCCCAAGGATTTCGTTTACCGCGTCGTTCTTCGCCGCCCCACCCTCTGCTGTTGTGTAGTACTCATTTAGCGCCTTGCGTAAGCCCTGCAATGTTTCGACTGTTTCCTCGGGCGTAAGGAATAGCGTAAGGTTTTTGGTTTGCTCGATTTCCTTACGGGTATCACTGATTGCGTTTTGAAGGTCAAGGAATGGTTGAATGCTCAATCCTGGGTTTTGGTCGATTCGACTCTCACTATCGAACAACTCATCAAGCTTAACATCCAAGGCGTCAACTTGGGCCCGCTTAAACTCGTTAAGTTCTGCCCTCGCCTCGTCGAACAGTCCGCGTAGTGGGCCCTGTACTTTTTCAGGTGCGATACCAATCAACTCTTCGATGTCGATTAGACTTCCACCGCCGGCCTTTGAGTCGCGTAAGAAGTTTTCACTCTCCTGTTGGAACGATCGTTCGACACGATCAAACGCGCCGGCGATTATATCCTCATCCTTTGTGGTAAAGGCGAAGTTTAGTACACCACTTAGCCCGTCAAACGAAGCTTTGGTAAGTTCAAGGTCAATTGCCCGTTCCTTCAACTTGTCAAGCAGGGTGACCTCTTCTTCGAGGCCTCGATTGAGCAGTGCGATCTCAGCGGTGGCTGCGACTGCAAGGGTGACGAATACACCCAACGGACTTTTGCTCACCGCGAAGTTGACAGCGCGAGTTGCGATGGCAAGCAACTGGGCGTTCTTCGCCATTGTTAGGATGGTTTGAGCGGCAGCAACAGTGAACCCCGCGGTCAACGCAAGTCCAACGACCCTCAACTGTTGACCGAGGATCTCTGACGTTGTGGCTAACCCTTTCTCCGCGTTATCAAGGCCAAACACGGCTTCGGTCAAGTCAGCAAGTAGGTTGCTCGCCAACTTTAAGTCATCCTTAAATGCCCCACCGATGTCGTCCTTAACCGATTGCAAAGCATCACGGAGTCGTTCCTGCGCCGCGGCAGCTGTCGTCGCACTAACTGCGGCTTCATCGAAGAGTTTGTTGATGTTGGTCTGTTCGTCACCTACTAGCTTTAGTGATTCGGCGAGTAAGTCGGTATTTTTGGCGAGTGTCGGGATAACCTTCAACACCTCTTCGCCGGATAGCCCGAGCGCTTCAAGGATTTTGGTTGAATCACCACCTACATCGATGACCTCACCCAGGCCTTCTAGAAACTCCTGCGCAATTGCGGCTGGGTCGTCCTTGAACCCCTGAGTGATTACGTCACCCGACTTACCAATGAGTGCTTCCAAAACCTCGAGCGATCGTCCACCCCCTCGTGTCGCTGCATCGACAGAGCGGAAGGCGCGACCGATTGACGAACCCGCGAGCTCGGCGCGAACACCTAACGCGGCCAGCGTACCACCGAATGCCGCGGCCTTCACTGAACCGATTTCGTAGATCGCCGTTGATTGAGCGATGCTGGTTGTGAAGTTCAGGATCTCCGACTCATTCGCGGCGATGTTATCACCCAGCAGCGCGATGGAGCCAGCGAGTTCTTCCACCTTACCCGTACCTTCGCCGGTTACGTTGGTGATGCGGGCGAAGAGCGTTGCTGCCTCATCGCCACTCACGATCCCGCCGGTTGCCGCACCGAATCGTGCGATGGTTGCGGTGAACAGGTCTAGGTCCCTTGCACCCTTAACGCCCAGTCGTGCTGCGGCCTCAGCCGTAGCGATCATCTCGAGGGTGGTGCCGGGCAAGTTGCGCCCCAACAAGTCAAGGTCGTCAACCAGTGACTCGAGTGCACCACCCTCGATATTCGATACCTTGCGTAACCCGACAATCGCTAGTTCGAGTTCCGTCACATCCTGAATTGTCTTTCGGATCACGATCAATGCCGTAAACCCGCCCACCAGACCGAACAGGGCGGTCTTCAGGGCCTTTGCAGCCTTTGATGATTGATCCTGCTTCTTAACAAATTTACCCAACTCGTCGCGCCCTTGCTTTGTCGAGTTGACCACCTTGTCCATCGCATCGTCGTGTTCCTTAGCCCCTTGCTTTGATTTGCGGGCGTCGATCCCGACTTGGATCATTCGCTCCAGGTCTGCCATCTTTTATTTCCTTTACCTTAAGACCCTCACGGTCCCATCGTAACTTTGCACTGTGCATTGCCATCAGGATTTCGTATTGCCACCGCCTGTATTCGGGATCCCTATATCCCATGAGGTCTAGGTGGTGGACAATTGCCTGTGGGTTTACACACTCCATTTCACGGAGATCAAGGTATGCCTGCCATACGAGATACAAATCCTCCGACAAATCGGGTATCTCGTCGAGTGGAGTGGGTTTGCCTTTCCTTCGCCGCTTCTTAAACAATGCGGGCAAGTTGGAATGGTTATACCGTAAATTCCACAAGAGCAGGCGGATTAGTTTTCCTGGTCAGCCTTGTCCGATTCAAGGCGGTAAAGATCGGAGTCACCCGCGATGCTCAACACCCACTCGTAAAAGTCAACAAGCCTTGGATCGGCAAGCAATTCCTTCGCCTTGTTTATCGAGTATGGGATGTCCACATTGTCCTGTGTAAGCCCCCTCCAGTCGAGCAGTACATGCTCGGCAATGAGAGGGATCATGGCGAGGCGAGCGGTGTGCCCGTTGAATCCGCCTTCCAAAACACGGTCGGTTTTTGAATCCTTACGAAGCTTCGTTGATGCTTCCTGGAACGACGGTGTATTGGTACGGCCGATTCGGCAACGAATGTCGGTACCCGGATATGTCGCCCAGATACCTTCGACTGATTTTTTCTCGTCAGTCATGATTGAAGTGAGTTCTGCCATCGTAAACCTCCATTAAACAGGTGATGACTACTGAACAGGAAAACAAACTCGACTAAGTGAATCGAGCAATACGGAACGTGACGGACTCGGTTGAGTCAAGTTTGGCGCTAAAGCCCATGTCGGCAACAACGTCGGTGTTGATGCCAGTCGCGGGACGCTGCCCGGACGTGAGTCGTGTGGAGGGGAAGTCAAAGATATACGATTCGGAGTTACGGGTGAAGATGAGAGCGAATGATGTATCGGCGAAGGTCAGGTACTTATCGAATAGCACCTCGTCGTCGTAGTAGGTTTGCACCGATCCACTGATGTCGATAGTACCCTTGCCGATTGAGAACGCACCCAACGTCCCGATCTTCAATCGGGTTCGTAGGTTGTTGTTGAGTGTGAAACTGAAGTTGGTAAGATCGAACGATGAGCCATCGTTGAACACGCCCTCCACGTCGTCAATGCCGTTCATCACCTCAGTGATGGACACGGCGGTTGGCGAGCCGTCACCGAGTGTTGCACTATTCGATGTCTCCGACTTGCCCAGCAGTCCGAACGAACCTTCGACGATACCGTCCGCGCTCACGCCAATGTTGAATGTCTGGAACGTTTGGCCAAGGAAGTACGCATACTTGTTGGTTAGGTCGGTGTACTGCCGCTCAATGTTGAACGAGCGGAACGTGGTACCATTGACGATGTACGATGCACGGGTGATGGTAACAGAGTCACCCTCCGCCTCGTCAGTCAGGACGCAGTGACTCAAAGAGATCGAGTTAGCACCCGCCGCCGTGACTTTGCCAATGAAGTTGTTGGAAGTCGAACCGGAGATCTGGACCCAGTCACCAACGTTGGGTGTGTTGGTCCATGAGCCCGCCGACAGCCCGAGGACATTACCCGAGGTGGTGAAGTCAACGTTGACACTGGCCGCGATGGTTGCCTGCGCCGCAACCCACCCCGACGACAATAGGACCGCCTCGAAGAAGTTATCGTATGAGTCCTGTGACAACTCGAAGTTGATGTCACCCGAGCTAGACAGCCCGGTACGAAGGATGTCCGGTACCTGCCGATCACTACGGATTTCCCGTGAGCTGGTCGTGTTGGTATCGGCCTTTAACGTTTCGCCGGTAAGGCGAAGACTGGTGAATGTCGGGGTGCCGGTCGCGGCAACTCCGAACGTCGATTCTTGCCAGTAACGTATGGCTACTGAACTTGCATCAGCGGGCATGGTAAATCTCCTATACGGCCGCGTCTAAAAACCATGGCACAGTCACATTCCACTGCCACCACTTCTTACCCGCTCGCCCTATACGCAAGGGCTTTGGTGTGCGAGTTACTAGACCACTCAATGTGGTGCTCCTGAATTCCACCCCGAACGAGTCAACGATCAAGTGGATTGGACGTTCACCCTTAAGGTGTTCGCCGAATACCCTTAAAGTGGCAAGACCGGTTGTCCGCCACACTTTACCATCTCCGATTGCAACCAGTGCTGGATCCGCGATGTTAAGCGAGAACAGCGACCACTCACCCGACTCGGGTCTGGTGAAGTCGATGTTGTCGTGACCAATAAGGTAGCTGTTCGCGGTCGCCCACGTTTCAACGGCTCCCCTCCAAATATCACCGGCCGCTACAAGGTTCATGGCAGCTCATTCCTTATCTGTTCGATTGTCGCGTCAACCATACCGATGGGAGCTTGAGTTGAATAGCCACCACTCACAAGTATTTCACCCGTCCTACCTTCGCGGGGATCTTTCGATGGCCCCGGATTTTCGGGATCAAACAAACCCTGGTCAAGTACAAACGCATGACCCACGTTGTTGGTGATGAAGACAACACCGAATGGTTTAAGCGCGTTTAGTTGAACAACACCCTGTTGATACGCTTTAGTGGCTTCGGGGTTTTCTGCGATATCAACACTGTTCACCTTCGCATTCGACGGGAACGAGATCGACATCTGCCAGCCGCCTCGTGCTTGGCCCTCGTCAACCGGTGTGCGTTTGATGACACCCGCGAACACGTCAATAGCAATTTTCTTTTGCACCAACATGACCTGGCCCTCTGTCAAGCCCTTGCTTAACGCTTTGAGTTCACGGTTCAGTTTGTCGATGTTTGAGATGGGTATTGTTTTCGTCACGCTACCCCCTTAGTTGGATCTCGTATGCCGCCACATCATCGCCGGCGCGATGGGCGATGAAGCTTTCGATACGCCACTGCCGTGAGTCGGAGTTATTCGGGAATTCAACCCGCATACCTTTGACTGGTGTCCACGCTACGTCACTTGTATCCGTCGCCTTAACCACAACGTAGGTGTCTCCCCCCAGTATGGATGTCCCGTTGACGTACATCTGTTTGTAGTTGAGGGGTGGCGTGCCGATCACTACTGTATCGTCGTCGGCGCCATCCGTTACGACCGACGTAACTTTGTTAATAGATGATTGCTCATCGATGAAGTGAATAGTCACGTTGATCTTATCCAACGCGGCAACGACTTTCGGGATAACCTTAAGGTCTAGTGCTGTACTCATCCACGCACCGCCGCGTTCCCTGCCAGGATGAGGCCTCCGCCTCGCAGGATTGCATCGATCACGGGGTATCGTGGACTGATTGCCTGTGGGGTGGCGTACGATACGTCCACCGTGTTGGGCCCGATCTTCACAAGATCATCTATGACCCCTGAGCTCGCTGTTGCTGCAATGTCAGGAACGAGGTTAGCGACCGACGCACGGAACGCGGCTTCGATGTTCGCCTCTTTCAGTGCAACGGGTATAGTGGTGTCGGTGATTGCGAAACCTGCGAGGTCGAACAACTCATCCATCGGGAAGTCAAGCGCCTGCTCCGCACTGCTCTTAACGCCTGTCCATTTTCTAGCGTATGTTTGGTGCAAGTAACGCTGACCCATGATGAGCGCTGTTTCTCTGATCGCGTCACTAGCCAAAGCACCCCACGCCGTGTTACCGACGAGGGTTGCGTAGGCACTAGCTTCGATGAGGGTTACATACGCCTGTGCGTCAACTTTACCTGTACCATCCTCTGTGACTAGTGCCATTGTTTACTCCGGTGCTTCGAAGTTGATTGTCTCGAGGGCGGAAACTAACTCCTTCTTTGTCATGTCGCCGAGCTTACCCTTGATGCCGGCTTCTTTTGCGAACTCACGAAGTTTGGTGATGCGGTATTCACCGAATAACTGTGGATTGGCGGGTTCCCCATCACCGGTCGGGGCTTTGAGGGGTTCGGATACCGCGGGGGCATCACCGCGTCGAGTAAGGGCAACCCGACTCACTTCCTTGTACCCCTGTGATGCGTATGCACCAACCTCGCCCTCTGTGCAGACGATGTCGGGTCCGCCCTCCTTTTTCATGGTAACATTCGGGCCGTAGATTGAACAGGCCCCCACTGCTACCAATTCGCGGGCATCGACTTGGGGGGAAGTTTGCCACTTACCCGTGCCAATGTTATAGATGTCCATTGAACCATCGGGATTTAGCTTACCCGTAAACTCACCGTGTTGCATAGTGGGTGGCATGTAGCAACCCTCCTTTCTTACATCTTGCCGAGGCGAACGATTGCCGTGATGGACGGCGACGTACCGGAGTTGATAAAGTTACAACGACCGTAGCGGCGAGGGCCGTTCGTGTCGTCCTGCTGCCACCAATGAAACGGCACGAGCCATTGCCCGACACCCTTGTCTACGTCTTCACCACCGATGAGTGCGGCGGCATCACCCATGTCGAATGAAGCGACGGTAACGATGTCCGATGCGAATGTGGACGAAGACGACGATTGGAGAAGTACACGGTAGAGCTCATTGCCCGCCGAAACCTTAACCGCCGATGCGTCGATCATCATCAGACCCTGCAACGTAGCGCCACCTGGTTGCTCGGCTGTCGAACTGATGTTATCCGCCGATGTGTCGATGATTCGATCAGCGGATGAGTACTGACCTACGTCAGACGAGGTGACGGCATCGCCGTCGTGTAGAACGAGTTCTTCGTCCCAAATCATGTGCTTGCTTAGTGCTCGATATGACATTGCTGTCTCCTGTGTTCGAGTGGGTTCGGATTATACGACGACGGCTGCATCACTGACACCCCAAAGGCGGGAGGCAGAACGTGGGTGGTACATAGCGATACCGTTGTACCACTCAACTCGTGAGCGGAACTTCGGCGCCGAGTCAAGTTCACCAAGGTCGGTAACCTCAGGGTCACCGTTCTGGATACCGGACATGGTTGTGTCGCCCCACGAGAGGCAGTAAATCGATGTACCCGTCGCGCCACCGCCTGGGCTGGCCTCGTTGTATGCGAGAGTCTTGAACGGTGAACCGTTCGCGTCGGCAATGAGGATTGGCAGGTCGTTGTAAACGGTAACGGTGCGACCGAACTGGTCTTGCGTGTAGGTGATGAATCCACCCACTGATGTGTTTCGAGCAGCCTGGGTCAGCCGACGGCGTTGTGCCTTCGACATAAGCAAGGCCATTGGCTCGTCAACAGAGTCGATGAGTTCGTCGAGCTTCGCAAGTGAGAGGGGGTCACCACCCGATGTGGCACCGGCATTGATGAGTTGGTCACCCGTGAGACGGGTCTGCAGGCCGTCAAATTCCTTTGACGTACCAGACGAGTCACCCTTGATGAACGCATGACTCCAGCGGTGTGCCAGGGCCTTAACTTTCATCATCTCTTGTGAAGTGCGGTGACCGACGCCCATTGTGCGGACGATGAACCGGTCTACATCGAGATCGCCGCCGGCGATAACAAGGTTTTCGGTTACGGGGTTGATGATGCCAGTGCTTTCCGTGTAGCCCTGGTTAACGCCACGAAACCCGATGCCGGGTAGTGCGTGTTCCTGGTCGTACTTGAGGGCGTTACCGGGGATATTTTCAAACGGAAGAACGCGGAGGATATCGCTGGTGCGTGCATACGTCTCGATGACTGCCGCCCGTTGAACATCACCATTCATAGCAGCGCGCTTCGCTGCCTCCATGATTGTGAGAGCCATACTAACTCCTTGACTCAGGCCTGTTCAGCGAGACGTTGTTGCTTGAACCGTTCAACGAACGACTCACCACCATCGCCATCACCACCTGAATTCTGGTTATATTGCTGTCCACCACGCGGTGGATCAGTCTGATCTTTGCCACTGCCTTTCTTCGTCTTTGACACGAAGGCACGCGAGTAGTTATCGTCAGTCTTCAGGGTTTCGACGAACTCCGTAAAGTCCATGTTGTTGTCGTTACCCTGCTTCATTGACAGCAAAGGAGTTTTTCCGTCGGGGGCCATGATAACCGCGTAGGGCTTTGCGCCTTCTTCGCGAACAACCTTGGCACGCGGTGAGATAGCAGGCAGGAGGAGCGGAATACTACCACCCGCTTCACTGATCGCGGATGTGGCCTGTGCCACGATGAGCAGGTCGTCGACCTCACTATCACGTTCAGCGAGTTGGGCTTGAAGTGCCCCCATCTCACCCTTATGCTTCTCAACCAATTGAGCCTTGGCTGCATCGATCTCAGCTTGCGATGTTTTACCATCACCCTTTGTCTTCAGGTCAGCTAGTGCCTTGTCGTGTGCAGTTTGAAGTGTCAGTAACGACTCGGGGGTAACGTCGCCGAAACCCTTGAGCGTTGACCTTGCCTCGTCACGTTCACGACGAGTTGAAGACAGCGAGTTTTTGAGGCCCTCAATGTTTTCGAGTCCCCAACCACTTGAGCTGGTCACATCGAGTACAAACTTGCCCTCTAAACCTTCTTCCGCTGTACCCTCCCGGTACTCCTTGCGGAACGCTTCACCGACTTCATCTAACTTACCAATTATCGACTTCATTGCCATAACTTGTAACTCCTTTTCCGCATCCCGCGGATACGGGCATCCAGCCCGATTCGACACGCCACCCAGACGAGATCTACCAGCATACTAGACCATACCCAAATCGTGTCAGCCCACGATCCGGCCCTCCGCATTTTGAACCGTGTAGCCCGCTGATCCGAGGTCGAAGAATCGAGGTGCACCCTCCTGAAATGTCAGTTCGACATTGTCTGCCTCATCCCATCCCTCTTGCCATTCGGGTTTGAATCGGTCGGGTACGTTTTGCGGGTCGTCCGCAACGTCGCGTGACATCTTGTGCTTGCGTGCGTCCCAACCTTTTTGCCACCACTTGATGCTGTCGTCCATTCGAGTTGTCATTAGAAGTCCTCCAAAAAGTTCGGTAGGTCCATACCCTGCTTTGCCATTTCATCTTTAAACTGTTCGGCAAATTGACGCACCCACGGGCTCCATGCGGTCGGGGGTTGGGTCGCCACGATAGCGAATGCCTCCGCGAATGACTCCCACTTGTTCGTCAACGCATACTTACTTAGGTCCATGGCTGTCGGTGGGTTGTTGTCGATCATCTTCAACAGTGGGCTGGTCACCTCACGATTGAACTTGTCGAACGCATGACCGATCTCGTGGACCACAATGTGTTCGATGGTATCGCCCGCAAGGTACTTCTCCGCCCCAAGCTTTTTAAGTGTCGCCTCCAGTTTCGGAATATCGTTAAAGTGTCGGGTGTTAAACCGCAGCCCACCCTTGCCGCCTGCCTTCGATGGTTTCTTGAACACCGCGAACGCATCAGCGCCAAGATCCGCTACGTCGATATGGTCAATTTGACTTAGTGCGGTAGGCATCGTTTCTGCAATATCAATGATCTTCAAAGCGATAGTTTGGGCCGCATCAAAATTGAGCTTACCTAACTTCACACTGATGTTCTTATCACCGATGTTCTTGTGAGCCTTAAGGGTTGCACGGATTTGTTTTAGGGTCGTGGCTTGCATGACCTTGTCCGCCGCTGTTCCCTTGCGCCGTGGTGGCTTGACAGCAGACGGTGTGGGGCCGGCGGGTGAGGTGGTTAACTCCTCTAGTTCGATGTGAAGCCGCCCGTCCATTGTCTCCGACCTTAAGACTTTGTACTGTGTCCCCATCTCACTAACCATTTCCGCTTCCAACTTGTGACGGGAGATGGGTTCAATATCGATGCCACGTTTTTTCTTTACCGTGAGGACCACGGATCGCTGTCCACTACCTCCCCTCGTCGCGAAGTTCAGTGCCGTACCCCTTTTGCGGGACCACGACTCATGGGTGTTCTGTGTGATGATGTTTCCGGGCTTTGACCATTCAGCAGCTAGCGCTTCATTGATCTTCAAACCACGATGTGCGGTGGTTTCAAGTATGGGGGCCTTGGCAAACGCTTTATCCATGCTCTTAACCAGGCTGCTGGTTTGTGGAGACCCCACTCCCTCCCTCTGGAATTTCCGCATTGTGACGTAACTTGAACTCGACCACCCACTGATGGCGCCCTCCTCGTTCGGGGTTAGACCCAGTCGCCACTTGTCGTACTCACGTTTGAAGTCAGCCGCTTCTCGTTCCCTGAATACCTTTCGTGGATCCTTACCTAACCTCTTTGCTTCGGCGAACTCTTCAGCTTGACGTTTGGCAGCAGCAGCCGCGGCCTGTGCTTCAGCCGCTTTCTTTTTGATCGTTGCTTGGTAGTTGATGATGTAAGTGCGACGAGCAAGTAGTTTGTTGATGAGTTGCTGGCGGGATCCCGCATCGGCGGGCCCGTACTGCATAACGAGGTTGGTGATGTCCTTTTCGGATATGGCTTCGACCTTTTTGATCGATGCCGCCAACTGTGCATCGGTCATGTTTCCGAACACCGAAGTCGATTGGTGGTTTTTACTGCCTTTCCTGAGGGTTTCCATCTCCAAAACCTCGTTGCCGAACAGCGCTCCTTTCGGGCTCCCCTGAGCACGATATAAGAGACTCCCGCCTGAATCGACTCGGAACACATTCCCCGTCTTGGAATTGATTAGAAGATTGTCGTATGATGCCCCCACGACATCCCAATTAGCCAGCCATGCGTCAACAGCAAAACCTTCGTGTGCTCCCTTATTGTGCAAGTCTACGAAGCCCGTTTGCATGAGGTCCTTTTGTATCTTCGAAGCCACGGCGGGTTTGCCGTTCCACGACGCCATATGGTTTTCACCCGCGTCAACACCTGCGAGTTTGTACAGTTTCGACGCCAGCACCTCGTTGCGGACATGATCGTCCGTCTTCGGGCGTTTGATTAACCACTCCTGACCATTGCCGTCGATGAAGTGTTCACCCGGATTTGAGCCCGTTGACACTTTACCAGTTGGCTTCATCTTCGACACGTCGAGTACATCACCCGGAATGGGATCGGGTGTGGGTATGGGCTTCGTGCCCTTAACCCTCGGGGGTTTGACGGGATCGGGTGTGGGTATGGGCTTCGTGCCCTTAACCTTCGGGGGTTTGACGGGAGGCGGGTTCGGTATCGTGCCTACACCCTCAGTCAAAAACGCCTTCCAGTTCTTATCGAGCTTACGCAACTTTGCACGGAGCTTTTTCTTTATGGCCGGATCGGTTGCCGCCTGTAGTTCACCCGCTAGCAACTTAATCTGCGTACCCACACCTCCCGATAGTGGGGATGCCGCTGCACGGACACCGGCCGCTGTGTCTTCGAGGGCATCGACCACAGCGATCTGGCGGGTTGCGGTAATGAGTGCGGCCTCCGCGTCAACTGCGGACTCAAGCGCCTGCAACTCAGGGATGGTTAGCGTGCGGAAACCTGTCTGCTTGTTGAACTCGGTAAATGATTCGATCGGCAGCAGACCGTTGTCGAAGATCTCCGCCTTCTTCACACCGAGTGACGCCTGGCGGAACGACTTGGGTTGGCCCGGTAACCACTGTCCGAAGTTGACGGTTTGAGGAACTTCACCCTTAAGCGCCGCACGCACAACAGCGGGCCCTGCTTTTTTCGGCTTGCCTTTGTTCGATCCGAGTGGGATCCCCATCTCCTTCCATGACTTGGTGACTGGTGAGGTGGTTGTTCTGCAACCCATATGGAACGGAGGTCGCGGACCCTCACCGACAGGATACGTTTTACCGTCCTGTCCCATGCAGATTTCGGTGGTGCTTGAATCAAGGGTGGCGACTATTTGAACCTTGCCGATCACATCAGTATTGGCGGCGTACAATGCCTCCTTCGCTTGCGTGCTCGTGTGATTGATCGACGTCCGCACGATGGATCGGATGTTGTTGTTGATCTTGCCCGTCGAGCCGGTGAACACGTTGGTATCTAGGCCCTTGATGCGTCGGACGATTTGGTCGATGCTCTCACCGCCGGCCTGCCCGATTGAGATCTGCCGCTGAATGTCGAACGATGCAGCCTTAGGAACGGTGGCAAACCAGTTCTTGATGAGACGACCATCCATGGGCTTTTTCGATACGATCGAGTGAAGCAACGCGGTGGATGGCGTGTTCATGTCTATATCGATTGGCATAGCGTTTTGAATCGAGCGTAGGCTCCAACTCGACTCGGCCATGGCAAACATTTTCATCTGGCCGGTTACGCGATCCTGCACAGTATCCATCGCCGACCATGTAAGCCGTTCGGTCGTCGCACCTAACTGTGCTAACCGTTGTTTTGTGAACAGCCCTTTACTGTTCTTTAATGCGTGCTCGACACGATCCACGATTTCGGGGTGGAGATCGTCGTTGAGGAACCCGACCATATCGTTTACCACACCGCCCTTGTATTGTTCAAGGAAGATGGAGTGTCGTATGGCGGCGTCGGTGATTTGACCGTTGGCCGATATGCCCGCCTGTGCTAGACGAGGATCGATCTTACTGATGGGCATGGCTTACGCCTTTTTGTTCGGTACCTTCTTCTTCGACGATGCCTTCTTACCGAATGGAGGCTTTTTCTTTTGGATGTCGGCGTCGTCCTCATCGGGCTCCCCGGGGCCGTCGTCCTTTTCGCCTTCCTCATCCTCCTCATCGGAGTCATCACCGAACGGATTATCACCGCCTTCTTCGTCGTCGTCGCCGAACTCACCTTGACCAAACGGGTCGTCGGGACCACCCGCCATCATCTGTTCTTGCATCTCCTCATCCACAGCCTCGAGTTCGGTGAGCATGGTTTCGATGTTGCATCCTTCGGCCAGTGTGCCACGACGTTTGATTTCCTGCAGGAACACCTCACGAGTGATATCCCCTTGGGCGCGGGCCTTCAATAGGAAGTCAAGGTCAGCAGCACCATGATTGGTGATACCAAACGTTGAGAAGATGTCGACCGCGAAGTCCTCGGTTAGTTCGGCGCCCTCGATAAAGTCAGCGGCGAAACTGTAAGCTTTCATCATACCATCTTCGAGTGAACGAATCCAGGTTTGAATACCTGTCTCCGTCTTCGACTCGTCGATGGCCTTACCCGTCGCCGTACTAAGTGATGATCGAGCAACGAGTGGCTGCAGACCCAACGTTTCCATCAGTTCTTCGAGGTGAGCAAGGTCCTTCTCCCCACCCTCGAGCGCCTTACCACCGTGCTCAACGTAGAAGAATCGGGCATCGGGGTTAACCGACTTCAATACCTGATTAGGCGCGATTACCGTCTCGTCGTCGTATTCCTGCTGACTCACACCGGTCATTGCGATCATACCGATCCGAGCGAAGTGTAGGAAGTTGCGTTGGTCAGACGATGATTGCCAATGGGCAAGGTTTAGTTCGGCGAGGTCATGCAGTGGCGGCATAGCGACCATGAACCGTTCACGTTTTGCGTACCCCGTGACCAATGGGATAGTAGGTACGTCCATTGTGCCAGAATCCGCGGGGACCATCATGCCCTCCGTGTCGGACTCGAACCGCTCCCAACTTACTTCGTCTTCCGCGTTGAGTTGAGTGTACACCCAGATTACATCCGTGGCCATTTCACCGTACGCACCGCCTGGTTTGTAGACCGTGTCCTTGATGCGTACCTGTGTTAAGCGCTCGCGGCCTTTTTCACGGGTTGACTGCCAACCGATGAGGTCCATCGGATCGATGCGTAGGAACAGCGGATGCGTACCCTCTTCCTTGTCATCGGCGACAGTTCGGGGTCGGCGTAGTTCGATGCCCTCACCTTCGACGGGCTCACCGTCCTCATCTTTTTCCGTATTACCCTTGACCGTCTCCACGACCTCGTCGGATACAACGGGTGAATCAACCCAGATGTGGAACTTACCTCGCTTCACAAGGTCTTCGAACAATAAACGACTGAACTGGGTGATATTCGTGCCCATCCCGTCCACGTCGTCCTTGATGAGTTGCAACTGGTCGTCTTCGTCCTCATCACTCACGGTTACGGGTTGAGAGAACGGTTTAGCAACCAGTTTTTCGATGGTGTCGCCGAGTGCATCGTACAGGAACGACCTCGACAACCTGTTTTTGTAGGCTTTGGACGATTCGTTTTCCTCCTGTGGCAAACCGCCTGTGCCCCACTGTCGCATCGAGTCCGTGCCGCCTAGCAACTTGTCGATGAGTCGGTTCTTTTCAGCCATTTCATTGTATGATTGGGACGGAGCATTAACCTCGTCACCATCACCGCCCTGTCCGATGGGTACGCGCTGTGTGCTTTGGCCTGAGTAGTCAATCGGCATCTTCGGTTCCTTGAAGTATGAATGGATATAGTCGACGCATCTCCAACTTGTCGTCTTTACTGAATGCCACGAGGAACTCCCACTGTGTCGGGGTCACGTCGCGGGGCATAACGATCACGTCCCAGCCGTCACGCATGAACTCTAATAAAGTGGCAAAATCAAACGGTCGATGCCGTTCGAAGATCATGCCTAACCTGCCGGGCTCGATCCGTTCGATGTCCGGTCGATCACGAACAAGCTTACCCCAAAACTGGTAGTTCATGCAGATATCTTGACCCGTCCAATGCTCGTTGCCTTCGCGTGTATCGGGCCATGCCTCGATCCAAACCTCGAACCCCTTAGCCTCGGTGCGTCGGATCCATCGCTCACACGGTGAACCCACCCCCTGATTCGCAGAGGCATCGACCCCGACCACGACCTGAGGGTGGAATAGTGTCATCTTGTCCACCATATCAAACACCCATTCAGGCGTATCGAGTTCGGGACGGCCTATGTACAGCAGCAAACGTCGGTCGGGATCAGCGTCGAGCCACGCGATCCACGCACTATGAAAGTCGGCCCACGTCGGTACGTCACGTCCCACGTCGAATAGAGTGGCTTGTATCGATTGATCGAACCGCATCTTACGATCTTCCGACACACCCCAAGGGTTAGACAGGAATACATGGGTGTGGTTGTACGGTTCGATGTGTTGATCGATGAACGTAGTCCACCCACCAAAACCCCACCCGACACCGCGCCGACCCTTGTAGTCACTATGACTGTGGCCAATGTGGTATCGACACCAGAGCTGACCCTGCGAAGGTACAGCACCGAAGACTGGTTGTGGAGTCTCGGCGTCGGGTGAGGGAGGAGAAGAGGATTCGGGTTGGCCAACCACCGACAGGGCAGTAAGCAAAGTGATGATGGTCAGCCAATATTTCATTAGTCACCGCCTTCTTGCGAGGTTTCGGCGCGTGCCAATTCCACGATCATTTCACGGTAGGCGATGCGTTGCTTAACCAGTTCAGGGTCAAGTGGTTCATCGCGTGCGGTACTCATACGCTCGATGGCATCGATCATAGTGATGATGCCGTTAGCTAGTGCGATTACCATTGCTGGACTCATTGCGTTGTCTCCCATTGAGCGACCAGTAAGGTCAGTTGGTTAAGGAACCCGCGTAACTTCAATTGGAGTGGAGCGGGGTCTGCTGTGTCAGCGAGCACGTCAAGCTCACGCATGACTAGGTTACCCTTTTCAATAACGGGCCATACCTCATCATCCCACTTTTGCTGCGGGATAAGGCCGGTTTGCTTTGCCGTGAGGGCCATCTGTACGGCCGCGATGAATGACTCGTTGGCATCGAAGTGTATTTGCTCGACTGTGTCTTCACTACCCATCAGTGTCGAGCAGCCGACCATGTTAGTTGTAAGAACGAACGACCCAAGGCCGAACGTAACGCTCAACACACCGACCATCAGGAAGGTGATACTTTTACGGATCATGGTATTAACCTCGAACTGTGAACTACAGCGAGTAGCTCAGCGGGTGATTCGCCGGGATCGATGATGCCATCCGACATCATGACCACGGCGCTTGTGTTAAACAGGTCATCGAAGGTAAGGTGTGTAACGTCGGACACGACCACACCCTCAAGATTTATGGATTGAATGCCTTGTCCTTGTTGGGCGTACAACACACCGCCACCATCCCACGACGTGGATGCGGATGTGATGCCGGGAACCAAGGGCGCCCGCTCGACAAAATAGACTGGATCGCATCGGGAGAACTCATTGTCGGCGACACGGGCGGAGGTGTAGTTGATTTTGCCGGTATGGATAACCGTACGGGCGCAGTCATAGAACACATTGTCATGGACATTGCTTACCTCCGACGCGATGGAGACACCCCACCGGCGCTTCATGTTTTGATCTACTACACCTGGTGGCGCAATATCCACGGGGTCCATAACAACATTCCGTGCAAATCTCGAAGGCTGTAGTCGATCGGGATAGTTCTTGTTTTCGTCACCCTGTAACGCGGCGATGGCATTACCCACGAAGAAACAATCTTCGATGATACCCCCGGGACGCTGCTGGATACCGTGACTTGGCCCACCCACGATGAAGCAATTAGTAACTGTTGACATACGCCCAGAGAATTGAAGGTATACGTTATGCGTGAAGATGTTTGCCACTTCGGGGTCGGTACGATCGATGTCTCCGCCAATGTAGCAGTTATCGATGGTGAGGTTGTCATACGCGGATCCATATATGTTTTGTGAGTGCGAGCGGCTGAAGTTGTTCCATACCACGCTATTCTTGACCGTCCAACCATCTAGTATAAAGCCTGTACTTTGCCCACCGGACTCGAAGGTGATACCATTTTCCCAACTGTGAATGAAGCAGTCATCGATGGTCCATCGGTCATGATCCCCCACGACTCGAATACCGTTCTGATTTGGGTTTCCCGCGAATTCAAGCCCAGACAGGGTAACATCGCTGGTGGGCGGGTTGGTAACGTTGATACGAGTAACGATCGGACGTCCCGCATCCACATCTCCCCCGTAGTCATCGACGGTAAGTCCGTTGTAGACTTTGCCGTTCGGGAATTCGTAGCTGCCCCCGCGTTCAAGATACAGTGTTTCGGGTTTGTCGCGGTAGGCCCGCTCGATAGTTTGGTAAGGAAACGTCGTACCATTTCCAAAGTCGTCGGATCCCGAAAGTGATGAGACATAGACGCCCTCAGGGTCCGGGGGGTCCGTGGGATCAGATGGTGTTTGTCGAACTCGAAGTGACATGCCGTCACCTTGCCCATAGGAGATCCATTCCGACCATTCACCAGTATCGCTGTTTCCAAGTTGCACCTGCCTGCCCTCGGTGAATGTGCCATGCAAAGGGTACTCGATGTATTCAGGTTCCTCGGGTTGTAGCGGTTGACTGGTCGTGATGGCCGCGACCCCAAGGCCCATTAGGATGCCCGCTTGTGCGAGGCATGCCACCGTCAATGTGAACTTCTGTACTCGATTCATCCACCACCTCCGCCAAGACCGCCACCACCTCCGCCAAGACCGCCCTGAATCTTGTTGTCACCCTTGATGCTTGCTTTTTTGGTTGTTTGTGAACTAGAACGTTTTGATACCGTACGCCTTACCATACCAGCCTCCTTAACCGTTTGATGTACCACCTGAACCACTTGAACCCGCACTCGGTAGTCGACTCAATCGACCGACCATACGCCGATCCTTGTCCTCACCCGTTGACTTAACCGCGAGTTTAGCAATAGGGCCGATGCCCTTGATAGGCACCCGCCTCGAGCTTTGACCTTTGCTCACGACTTTGCCCCCGCGTTTTCCGAACTCACCCCGTTGTCCCGTGCGAACAGGCCAATGCCCATCATGGAGAGACCGGTCATGAGCATTTCGAGTGAGAAGACGGTGGTTGGATCGGTATCTATCGCGGCCTGCAGCTGCGGAATAATCATGACAAGGCCAGCGAATAGGCCGAGGAGTGTCGTGCGCCATGAGTTGACGGCCGATGTACGAACTGACTTGATTGTGTTACCCATTGTATTCCTTTCTAAGGGGGTTACTGATGGGATTGTACGTCAGATGACTGATGCGGCAGACATACGCCCAACCGATGCCATTGGGTGTTTGATCTCAAGGTAGTAGCCCAGCGCGTCGGAGATGTGCGTGAGCTTCTTCGCCGTATCCTTATCGATCTCTCCGTTGGTCCCATCTTTGATCTTCACAGCCTCAAGGTCATCAATAACATGGGGCGCATTGACGGGGTCGACAAGTAGGCGTTTGGCACCGGCCGCATTGAGCAGCCTGGTGTTCACTGTGTTGACACGAACCTTTTCGAGCGGATTGCCCCGCTTGTTACGCATTTTCAGGTTCAGGCCGAAGACCGGACGGAGCACGTCACGCACGATTTCCCAATCGGAGCCCTGCACTGACTGCGTAGTCTTCGCAGCACCGGTCGCGTCACCGTACACATACACCAAACCCTTGTGCTTTGCGAACATTCCATCTTTGGGGTTGAAGTCGGCCGCGATCTTACGGCACACGGTAGGCGTGTTGGAGTTGCGCTCGATCCACACCTCGCCGATGACCGCGGTGAATTGCCCGCCTACATCTTCGTCGATTCCCTTGTAGCGTTGATCCTGACAGTAGCATGCAACGCCGGGACTGATGTTGAAGTCGAGGCATATAACCAGCGGGAGATTCGGGTCGTAGTGCAGGCGCTCCATCGCGTGCGATTCGCGTTGGAATGGGTAGTAGACGCGGCCCTCCATGTTGTTGAATGAGGCCTCATACTCCTGTTGGTATGTGAGGATATCCATGTCCTCTTTTGCCTGTCGGATTTCCTCTGCGGCCATCTCCTCACCCAGATACATAGGCAGCACATCAGCGGTGAACCATGTATGACAGTCCCATACCTTGCGCCCGCCCGCCATGTTCTTACCGCTGCCCTCCTTGCCCAACGCTGCGGACCACATATCCCAATAGTGGTTGCGGCCCTCAGGTACACCGATGAAGTCAGCCGTCCCTTGCGTGTCGGTCAGCGTTGGCCTTGCATGATCCTCCCATACGTCCTCCTTCATGTTACCGTATTCGTCGAGCAGCAGATGGCCGACGGGTGGGCCTTCGATGCGTGCGGGTTCGTCAAGGCCGATGACCTGTATCTGTGCACCGTTGCGAAGGTCCATCGTCAAGTCGCCGTCTTGCGGGCGTTTGAGCAATGCGAACTTCGGCACCATGCTTTTGAGGTCGTTCCAGTAGATGCGTTTGGCCTGATGCGTCACGGGCGCTGCTGCAATGAAGCGAGCACCGTGCAGGCCGTACCACGCCATCGCCTTCTTCACCAGTCGACGTTTAGCGATAGCGGTTTTGCCAGATCGACGTCCGGCCGGTACAAGGTTATACCGTGCATCAGACAGGTAGTACGCGGCTTGTTCGCGTGTATAGCGTAGGGCCTCAGTAGCGGAGGCGGCGCGTAGTTTAGATAGGGCTAGTTCACTCATTGGTGGGGTTCAACGCGGATGATGATCGACGGGTTACGAGGGTCGGGCACATTAAGCCCCGGGTTAGCAATGGCCATCCGTAGGGAGTATGCCTCCTGTTGACTTAACCTCCAACGCTCATCCGATGCAAGTATGATATCGCCCTTTACTTTTTCGAGCTCAGCCGAAAGCCTGCTGAGTGACGCTCTCGACTCATCAAACTGTGCGTCCAGCCATCGGTAACCAGCAAAAAAGCCGGCTACCCCACCAAACAATGTGATAATGAGTGCGGCGACAAGTCCAATGGTAACGCGGCTGTCTTTCGTGATGGCAGTATCTGTCATGAGGGCCCCTATCAATATGGTGGTATGGAGGAAGGAGTATGAACAGTCCGTATGATATACACGCACGCGATCAAAACAGACGGCCGGTCATCCGCCTTCCCACGAGAACTTGTGGGCCCCAGCCCTACGTTGCGTCACAATACTACCCGCGGTGGATTCGATGTGCTGCTCTAACGCCGTACTAAACGGGCCCTCATCCTGCCCGCGGGGCCTCGAGATGTCATCTAAAACGGCCAGGGATATATGAAGTAGCTCATGCACAAGGATGAGTTCAGTATCGATGGGGTCATAACCTTCTGGTGATAGGTCGTTCGAGTCAAGGAACCGAATCGTAGCCCTACGTTTTGTGACAGTGAATACACACTCACCATAACGTTCACTCATCTGGTATCCGCGGCCGGTACAGTAGTCGATGTCCCAGTCCTGTACACGAAGCAAAGCCTCGTAGTAGTCTGCCACTTCACGGACCTGGGCCATGTTGAGTGTCATGTTATAGGGGATCATTGTTGCTCCATTGCGGCCTTCGCTGCCATGTCCATCTGTTCAAGGTGTTGGCGCACCTGGTTCGCGTACTCGGAGCCGGTCATCTCGACCTCGATCTTATCTGCATACCGATCACGGCGGTTAGCCTTGAGCATGAAGATCGATAGGTTTGCCTCATGCACCGTCTTCGTTCCGACCGCCTCACCGTCCTGGAACACGGCCTGCTCGTAGCCGACGGTGGCGCGATCCATGCAACCCGCTTCGAGTTCGTCGATGATCTCGTTCCATGCGGAGTCGCAATCCTTCGCAAACTCAGGGTCTTCCTGGCGCACTTCATACATATAGCGACGACTTGAACCAATCGATTTCGCGGCCGCGGTGTGTGACTTAGTTGCTATGAGAGCGTTGACATATGCGGCCTTCTTTTTCTGGGTGATACGCACACGATTTCGTGGATCCTGCTTACCGTCACGCACGGGCACCACATTTTTAACCTTCACTTTTCGGTTAGCAGGTGCCTTCTTTTTGGTAGCGGCCTTCTTCTTCGATACTTTTCGTTTTGGGTTTGGCATCCCGCCTCCTCCTCCTACCCACTCACCAACGCACGCACACGCGACATAGGACGAGCGGGTTGATAGTCTCAACCCTTGGTAGGGTACGACCTCATGCCAAAACGTCAGCCTTGACTGGTCTGAATCCCATATACTTACGCACCCACCAATCACCGATACCCACTGCATCCATCACATTATGGTTCTTATTCACATAGCCCCATGCACGCTTAACCCGAACTGCGGTGATATGTTTTTTGGTGTTGCCTTTCCACTCCGACACTGTAACCAAACCAACCCTAACGCCACCTTCGATGAACGCCTGCCTCATCCCACCTACCAAACATGCCAATTTGATTACCGAACCCATCGCCGCTGCACTACCCTCACTATTAAACGCCTTCGGCATTTCCACAACGACCTCTTCAACCTCCCACTCACACGCGACATTCCAAACCGATTGTGTCTGCACATCGATATTGAGTTCCCAATCACCCTCGTTGGCATCGAGCGCTCCCGCTGCACACAAAGCCGCACGTCCACCTCTTCGATCAACGCACCAAACCGCCCATCCCATATGTCGGGTAGCGGGATCAATAGTCATCATGTACGACGAACTCATTCTGGTCCTTTCCTTTCCATTTTCTGCACATCACGTCACGCACGCGATCATCATCACGCACGCGATCATTCCAAACAGACCCAAACAGACACAAACAGACCCAAACAAACATCGCAAACCTCATAAAAGAGAGCAGGTTTTTGGTATGTTTTGGCACGCTTTTACACACCCGACACGAGTATACCATTTTCGGAACACGCACCCAATTTTCTCAAATTATCCTCAAATCGACCTACGTCAAATCCCTCTAAAACACGCAAAACCCGCCCTAGTTTCCGTTTTTCGTAAAACCTACGTTAAAGCATGTTTTTGAGACGAAAAAAGACGTTTTGGTATAGGAAAATTATGAGGTACGCTTTTTGATACCCAAATCTAATAAAAGTTCCATAACATGACACCATACCGTAAAAGTGCGTTTAGGCTCTAAAAAGACGCTTTTGATGCTATATTATATATATATAAAGTATTGAGTTAGTTATTATTATATATCATTACAACAACAACAACAATAATACAATCACACTGATTCTTTTCGCTTTTTTCCTCATACCCATACCCTAAACCTACCTCAATTGCCGAAATACGTCAAAACCTGCTTTTTCGTCAATTTCATACATACGTTTATACATTTTCGTCAATTTGTGTTCGACAGTTCTTTATATAAAATCTCTCTCTCAAAACGCTTTCACGCATCGATCCCGCGTTATGATTCACGTTCATCAGGTCCGCAATTTCGACACGCTGGGAAAGGAGCCTTGTCATGCGTTAACCACAACGGGTAAAACCCGCACACGACACTAACACCGCGAAGATAGCCGAATGCCACGCACAAGGAGCGAGCATGCAAACCTTTATTCCCGACACTAACACCGCGAAGATAGCCGAATGCCTCGACACATCACGACTACAAAAGCAACGTGTCGAGCTCAAGCAAATATGCGAGGCCCTCGCGTCAACGAACCCCAAATACCCGTGGAAAAACCATCCCGCCGTACAGATGTACAACACGCCAGGAGGTTACAATCTACTGCGACAATATTCAGGCGAGATATGTCACGAGTGTCTCCGACGAGGGATAGCCGATCGCACGGATGCCCGTCAGTGGTTTGATGACTTCTTCGAGGACGACGCGATCCAGCACGAGATGTACAGGGAGCACGACCTCGACTACCCCGACTACCCATGGTGGTGGGGCATTCCCGCCATACACCGGTCACATCGTCAATCACTCCTGTTCAAAAATCACGAGCACTACGAATCGTGGTTCCCCCTCGAAACCCCACCAGACAAGAAACCCCCCTACTACTGGCCAGTGCATCGTCACGAATACGAATACCATTCTACCACCGATCTCCTCGATGGTTACATCCGGTACAACCGTCTCGCCAAGTCACAATCGTTCAAACTCGACTCACGTCATACCCGCATATTCGACAAGTACATATCCGTCCACACAAAGGTCGGTAACGGCATGGCGTTCCTCATGTTGCAGTCCCCCGCCGATTAACACACACCATCCCGAAAGGATACACAATGCAAGTGCAAGTGCAAGTGCAAGTGCAAGAAGCAAACGGCAGTAACGACACATCCGCACGTCCCGGATCATCACTCCCGCTCCCGCTTATACCCCTCAACGAACTGCCGGATGATGTCAAACAGTCAGGTGTCTACCGATCGCAAAATGTGCGAGGTACTTAAGGAAGGTATGTGAACATTGGCTAAGGTTAAAACAAAAGTTGACCCCGAGAAAAGGCGGTTCCTTGCCGCGTACAAAAAGGGTGAGACGGTAGGGGAGATCGCGAAGTGGTACGGATCATCGACGATCACCGTGCGCCGACGCATCCGCCAGTACGGGCTCGATATGCCCCACGTCCGACGGGGATCTCCGCGTGTCTACGACCACGAGGCAATGGTAAAGCGTTTCGAGGAGTCGGAGTCAGTGGGCATCGACACCCTAGCCGTGGAGTTCGGTTGCACCGCGCTAACCGCGAGGAACATCCTCCGT